GCATACATGGGTGGACCACAGGCACTTAAAGCATTATTCTTATCAGGACTAAATGATGAAGAATTTTACTTAATGAGTCCAGAAGATCTCATGTTTCATAAATCATGGGATTGGATGATGCCTGTATGGAAAAAACTTAGATTAGATATATCCTCAAGAGAGGATCAGGTTGCTATGTTCTATGCAATGAGCAAAGCATTAGATGATGTTGATCTAGAAAAACTACACGGTCTAGTATCAATCTATTGTATCAATTGGTGTAATCAAAAACAAATCAAACTATGAAAAAAGAAGCAAATGTTGTAAGACCAGAAGTAAAAGCTCACCAAGAGAGATTCATGAAAACTCCACAGGAAAGAGCTGAGCTTAAAGTATTAAAAGCAGAACATAAAAAGTTCTTAAAATCCCAAGGACCTAAACAATATGAAAGGTAAAAAAGATAATATGTTTACCTCTATCCTAAGAAAGGATGGGGGTAAACTTGTCTATACTACCAATGCAGATGAAGCTATATATAAATTGTTCCTAGATAGCTTGGAACCTGGGCAAACTGTAGAGATATTTCTAGATGCCAACAAAGATGATGGCACACTAGCCCAGTTAGCTAAAATACATAAATGTATCAGAGAGATTGCTAAAGAAACAGGAGACAACTATGAAGACATGAAGCTTCTTATTAAGAAGAAATCAGGTCTTTGTGTAAAGAAAAATGTAGATGGAGAAACTGTTATGATATGTAAATCTTTTGCTAATGCATCTAAAACAGATTTAGCATTAGTAATAGAAACTATTATAGAAATTGGAGATATGGTAGGTGTTAACTGCCGCTAACTTCAGATAGTTTTTCTTCCTCATCAGGAAGATCAATTTCTTTTTCTACTACTTTGTTTTGTTTATGAGCTTGTTGCTCTATTTCAAGAATAAGAATTAACATAGTAAATATTTTAACTTCCATCATATCTGCTGGTTGTTCATTATTTTTTAACTTGTTAGTTATTCTTGTAAACTCTTCAGGAGATAAAGAAGCTGTAATATCCATAAACACCTGAATAATCTTTTGATAATATGATCCTGATACTTGAATATCAATTATAGCATCAATAGGTATAGTCTTAATTTTAACATTTGCCATAGAGCAAATATAATAAATTTAATTAACATGAGTGTATTAGAAACTGTAGATCTCAGAGACACACAGATAAAGTTATATGAGAAACTCAAACCATCTGGTTGGGGTGATGTACTTAAAACTTTTATACTTAGTACAGACTTTGAGAACATACTTGTAAAATTATTACAAGAAGCAAAAGAGGGTAGAAGATTTACACCTCAACTTAAACTAGTATTCAAAGCATTTGAAGAATGTCCTTTGAAAGATCTTAAGGTTGTAATACTAGGACAAGATCCATATCCACAGCCATACACGGCTAGCGGGATTGCTTTTTCTTGTGATGTAACTGGTAAACCAGAAAAGTCTTTGAAATATATCTTTAAAGCAATAGAAAGCACAGTCTATACGGATGGATATACTTGGGATCCTGATTTAACCAGATGGTCAAACCAAGGCATACTAATGCTAAACACTGCTCTTACTACACAGATAAATAAGAGTGGTACTCACTATGATTTGTGGAGACCTTTCTTAACTTTTTTATTTGATTATATTACTATACACAATCCTGGATTAGTATATGGATTCTTAGGTAAGAAAGCACAAGACTGGGCTGACTTAATACCTGATAATAATTATAAGGTATTTGCCAGTCACCCTGCCAGTGCTGCTTACAAAGAATTAGAAGTATGGAATTGTAGTGATATTTTCAATAAAATAACTACCTTAGTAAACAAACAATTTAATGAAAAGATAGTATGGTAGATAATGAAGAAACAATAGAGCAAAAAGAAATGAGAGCTTATGTTGAAAAGTTTATAGATGACTTCAAAATAAAGTATGGTATTAGACCTGTTGTGCTTTACAATGAAAAGAGTTATCATAAAAAAACAGCTCATTTAACAGCTAAACTTAAACCAGTTTCTTTTAGTATTGTAGAAGAAATAGCTAACAGAATTCTTAAAGAGAATTTAGATGGTGCTAATATGCCATTTTATCCCATTACTTCTAGAAGAAGAAAGAGAGATGTAATTAACTACAAACATGCTGTATGTAAAATATTATATGATATGGGTTATACTGTATTAAAAATAGGTCAGTGTTTAAATATAAATCACTCAACTGTATCAGTAGCCATAGCTAAAGTAGAAGGATTCTTGAGTATTCAAGATCCAGTATTTACATACATCATTAAAACACTAGAAAATGAAATTGAAAACAAGACCGGAAGTATTGACTGTATTTAATAGCATTATTGAAGAAGGACTTACTCCTAATCAATTCTATTTGTTGTGTTGTATTAATGAAAGTATGTCTCCACCACTTATAAACATGCATCAGGAATTAAGACATCTTGTTGTAAATCAGTGGATAAAAGATAATACCTCAGCAGAAGGACCAAACTATGAGCTTACTCCTAAAGGATATAGCATAATAGCAAAGGTGGGTTCTTATATGGGTGTGCAAGTAAAAGCTGCTATGAATACAATCATGGGTGATGAATTCAATAAGAATTGTGAAACATATAATAATATCTTTCCAAGAATGAAGTTACCTAGTAACAAAGCAGCCAGAGCACCTATTAAAGAAATAGTCACAGCTTTTAAATGGTTCTTTGAGAATCATGATTATGATTGGGAAACTATACACTTAGCTGCAGCAACCTATATAGAATCAGAAAAGAGCAAGAACTTTAAGTATACTAGAACTTCCAAATACTTTATCAGAAAGCAGGATACAGACAAATCCTGGTCATCAGATTTAGCAGCTTATTGTGAGCTTGTAAAGAATGGTGAAGAGTATGAAGAAGCCAAATATACTGATAAAGTTTTCTAATTATGAGTCAAGTAATTAGGAATTTTTGCTTGGTTTTTACCTGTGTTTTGGGTATATTTGTTATCCCATATAATAATTAATCAGATGAACAAACCAACAAAATGGAAGACTCAAAAAGAGGCTTTTGTAGAATCCTTGTCCTATTTGGATGGCAGAAAGAAAGGTAAGATTACTAGTATCAAAACTCCTTGGCAATCTTTTAACAATGCAACAACTGATGGTATAGAATGGCACAGCACTACTGTTATTGGTGCTAGACCAGCAACTGGTAAAACTTTAATAAAAGATTTACTAGTTAATGGTGCATTTAAACTAAATCCTCTTATGAATTTTAGGGTGTTAGAGTTTCAGTTTGAGATGCTGGGTAAGAACTCAGCTATCAGGGAATACTCAGGACACTTACAAAAGTCATATAAGTATTTATGTAGTGCAGATGGGCAACTAAGTGATGAAGACTTTGAGAAATGTAGAGTTTATGCCAAAGACAAACTTAAGTATCCTATTGATGTAGTAGAGGAACCTTGTAACATGATTGAGTTCAGAGAAATTATAGAAGAGTATATGCTCACTCATTCTTCACTAAATGAAGAAGGTAAAAGAATATACAAAAACACTATAATAACTCTTGATCACTCTTTATTGTTAAAGAAGGGCCCAGGTGAAAAAGATAAATTTGATACTCTGTATACTCTTGGTGAAACTGTAACAGCTCTCAAAAGAAAGTATCCTATAGCATTTATAATACTGAGTCAGCTTAATAGAGGTATAGATGCACCAGAGAGAAATGAAGATGGTAAATATGGTAACTTCATATTAGAATCTGATATTATGGGTGCAGATGCTTTGTTACAGCATGCAGATACTTTGATAGGTCTTAACAGACCCGGCAAACAAAAGATCAAGTATTATGGTGTAGAAAGATACATAGTTGATGGTGATCCTACTATACTAGCCATGCACTTTATTAAGTGTAGAAATGGTGAAACAGGTGTAGCATTCTTTAGAACTGCTTTTGAGCAAATGACTATTCATGAGATGCCGGCACCAGCTAGACAAGTAAAAGTAAAAGTAAGTAATATATGAGTACAGTAACAACAGAAGACAAGAAAGAAAACTTGAAGAAACTCAGGGAGTTTCACAAGAAGACTTTGGAAGAAGCTGGGGTGCCTGAAGCTATCTTAATAGGTAAGATGGCATACAGACCTACTGGCAAGACTAACAAGTATGTTAGTTTCTTCCATAGTGAAATTAGTAAAGGTCATGATGTTTATGTAGAGTTCACAGACAGATTTAATGTGCCTGAGTTCTCTGATAGAACATTGTATCTTTATAGGTTCAACCCTCACTTTGATGAAGAGTATGAAAGAGTGGGAGGTGATGATGTAAATTCACAAAGGTATTTGGTACCTATAGATGAGTTAAAAGTAGTAAAAAGCTATAGCCCAGAGGCATTAGTTAATCCTCAAGGAGGAGAAAAGATCAAAGTTTCTGAAATAAAAACAGAGTTTGATTTTGGTTTGCCAAATGTTGATCAAGATCCACCTCTTAATGAGATGACTATTAGAGATCTGGCAGCCATATTATTAAAAAGACCGGTAAGTAAAAAAGAATGGTTAAATGATTTAATTAGGTAAAAATGACAGAAAACACACCAACAACACAAGGACAAGATCTAAAAGGTTTCTTACAAACTTTGATTGATTCTAAGCAGTTACCAGCACATGTCAGAAATGTAGAACAAGCATTTACTATTGCTCAGATGGGTAAAGAGTTAGGCTTTGCTACAATGCAGGCATTCCATTACATTATTCCTATTCAAGGTAAGCTAAGCTTGTCAGCAAAAGCTACAGGTGCATTACTAAGAAAAGGTGGTGTAAAGTTTTATACCAAAGAAGATGGTGTTTATGTATATCCTGATGGGTCTACAGATACTATTGCACCAAAAGTTGATGGTACAAAACCAACTGATCAAAGAACTACTATTGTTTTTATGAGAGACAATGTAGAAGAGAACTGTAGTTTTTCATGGAAAGATGCAGAGAAACAAGGTTTGACTACTAAAGACAACTGGAAGAGAATGCCAAAAGAAATGCTTTATGCAAGATGTTTAGCTAAAGGTGCTAACCGTATAGGTGCAGATTTATTGCTAGGTTTGTATACAGCAGAAGAAATGGCTGATACTTTCTTAAGAGAAGATCAAGTTAAAAGAAATGAAGATGGAACAATAGCAGAAGTAATAGATATCACAAACAATCAATAACATAAAGTATGAGTAAATTAAGCACAAAAAACATCCCAGTAGGTGGAGATGGAGTCTCTAAAACCTTAGAACCAGGAACTAATCTATGTAAGATTAATGGAATTAGCCTAGAAGAATTTCAGTATAAACCAGGAGCATATACAGTTGTATTGCACTTAGAAGGTGAAGATCTTGGTGAAGGATTCCAAGGTTTTTACATTGATAAGGATAGACCAGAACTTGGAAGACACAAAGGTAAGGTAGGTAATGTAAAAGGTACTGAGTGGGCTTTTGCAGATGGTGAAACTAAATCAGGCATACAAGTAAGTAGAGATATGGAAATGCTTAAATGGTTAAAGCAGTTCTGTTTATCTACTGGTTGTGGAGCTTGGTTTGATGCACAAGATGAAAAGCATGATACTATTGAGTCTTTCTATGCAGCTTTTAACAAAGACAAACCTTTTAATGGTAAGTTCTATGCATTCTGTATTGCAGGTAAAGAATATACAAACAGAAGTGGTTATACTGCTTATGACTTATTCTTACCTAAGTATTCTAAAGAGGGTGTTCCTGTAGAAGATGACAATGCTTCTCCTTCTAAACTTATAAAGTTTAAACCTGAAGAACATATTAAGAAGAAGAAAGTTGAACCAGTAAATGAATTTGGTGGTGACACAAGCACTCCAGGTATTTCTACTGATGCATCAGACTTTGATCTTTAATGTTTAACTAAAGGGGAGCACAAAAAAAACTCCCCTTTTTAATTCTACTAATATGCTGAAAATTAAATCTTTAATAGTAGATATAAGAGAAATACCTAGAGAGTGGATATTTGAATATTACTTACAACTTGGTGAAAAGTTAAATGGTCAGGATGTAAAGCTAAAGTCAGCATTTAACCCTAATGACAAGACACCTTCAATGTATATTTATTATTCTAGTTCTGAAGTTTATAAGTATAAAGATTTTTCTACTGGTAAACAAGGTGATGCAATTAACCTAGTACAAGAACTTTTTAACCTTACAACTAGGGGTGAAACAGCACACAAGATTGTAGAAGACTATAATCAATATGTACTTAACAATCAGGATGACACAGTTAGAGAATTTAAGAAAAGATCTAAGTATCAAGTATCTGATTTCTCTTTAAGAAACTGGACTAATCTTGATGAAAGATTCTGGAGTAAATTTCATATAGGTTCTAAGTTATTAGAATTCTATAAAGTAACTCCACTATCAGAGTATAAGCTTACAAAAGAAGATGATGGTGAGATAAAAGAGGTATGTATCAAAGGTCATAATATTTATGGTTATTTTAGAAAAGATGGTAGTTTGTATAAAATTTATCACCCATATGTAAAAGACTATAAGTTTATCAAGGTCAAGGATTATATACAGGGTAGTGATCAGCTTACAATGACTGTTCCATATTTAGTAATATGCAGTTCATTAAAAGATGTCATGGCATTCAAGAAACTAGGTTATAAAAATGCAGAAGCAATAGCCCCTGATAGTGAAAATAGTATGATACCAGAACATGTAATCAATGCTTACAAGTTTAAGTATCAATCTATTGTTACTCTATTTGACTATGACCAAGCTGGCATAGAGTCCATGAAAAAGTATGAATTAAAGTATGATATACCTTATGTAATACTTGAACTATCTAAAGATCTATCAGATTCACTAAGAGATCATGGTATTAACAAAACCCGGGATACCCTTACACCATTACTAAAAGAAAAACTTAATAAAACACTTGTATCATGAGCTGGATTTATAAAGGTGTTGTGTTCACAGATGAGCACATACCAGATGGAGCTGTTGGATTTGTCTATCAGATGACTGCAATCATAGGTAATCAATCTATATCTTATAT